TATGATTGGTTTTTTAAATTTTGTTGTTCAATATAGCATGGAAGTAGGTTTGTTTGGTATTATGAATATGCCAATTATACTTGATGAAAAACACGCACAAGCTGAATTAAGTGCCATAGCTCAGAAAAAGACGATTGAATTTAAGATTTCTTATCTCCAAACATTATCTTCAGATCCAGGTCTGACACGTCAACTTATTAAACATGCGCTTGTAGATATTGATGTTTGGGATACCGCCAACACGGTGGGGAACAAGAGAGCGCATGTGGCGCCTCAAGACAAGGTTTGTATTCAAGGAGCGTCTTCACCTCTACCTTAATCCGTTCTGAGGAGCATGTTATGTATCAAGACCCAAACTCTATCGTCAATGTGCAAGTTTCAACTATTCTTGCGCCTTATCCTGCGACGCTTCAGCAAACTGGTGCTATTGTGTCCTTTGGAGGAACTAATATTCTTCCAAATTCTCGGACATTTTTGACACAGTTTACTGATCTTAAGCCATTGCTAAATCCTGCTGCTTCTGGTAAGGTTACCAGTGCAACTTTTGCAACAGGTGTTATTACATATAATATTGATGGAGAATTGCCTACATATGCCACTACTGGAACAACTTTGAAGTTATCACTTACTGGTATAGTTCCGAACGCTTACAATGGCGTTTTCGATGCAACTGTGGTAACTCCAACGAGCTTTACTGTTCCTGCCGTGACAGATCCTGGTGCAATGACAACTCCTGGTACATGGCAATTGAATGCTGTTTCCCAGCTTAATGCTCAAGTTGCTACGTTCTTTAGACAAGGAACTGCTGTTGGCATTTGGCTTCTGGAACTTGGTTATCAGCCTATATTCGATACTGAAGTCGCAGCTCTAGCTGATTGGCTAACTACAAGTCCAGGTTCGTTCTATGGGTATCTTCTTCCAGATTATTGGGGAACTCCTGCGAACCTTGCGCCTGATGGTCCTGTCATTGAGTTGTTCCAACAGTATGTTAATCCAGAAGCAATGACTTATTTTTGGGTTACACTTAGTGGTCTTAACGCTGTTGGTTTAATCGACAAGACCAATAAGTCTGTTATCCAGATGATGGAAGCGCCAGGTGTTCAAGCTGCTAGAGCGGCAGCAGCGCCTGGAACATTTGCTGAATTTTCACTTGCTGGAATGTTTTATTGGGCGATGCGTTTCCGCGCTACTGCGGTGACTAGAGTGTCGCCGATGTGCTTCAAGTACATTTATGGCGTTACTCCTTACCCAGTTCCGAATAATGGACCTACTCTTAGCAGCTTCAAGACTAACTGCATCAACTATATCCAAACTGGAGCGCAGGGAGGCATTTCCTACACCAATGTGTATCAGGGCGTTACTGCCGATGGGTTCGACTACTTCAATTGGTGGTGGACTATCGACTGGGTCCAAATCAATGTTAATCTCAATATCGCTAATGCCGTTATCAACGGCTCGAACAATCCAACTTCGCCTCTGTACTATAACCAGGTCGGTGTTTCTCAATTGCAAGGTGTTCTTGCGAGAACCATGCTTACTGGTAACCAGTATGGGATGGTTAACGGGCCAGTTATTCAATCTCAACTTGGTCCGGCCGATTTGTCAGATGCCATCAGTGCTGGAGCTTATGCGGCAGTATGCAATGTCAATGCAGTTCCGTTTGCCACTTATACTGCATTGAATCCTGCCGATTACGGTACAGGTGAATATGACGGATTGAGCACCCTATTCATCCCGGCTCGTGGTTTTGTCCACATTCTTGTAACAGTTGTAGCGACCAATATCGTTACGCTGTAAAATATAGAGGTTTTTGAGATAGGAGAGAACGATGGCCGCTGGTAATCTAAATGTGCCGCAGGGCGTACTCAATAGAGTAGCGGCTCTCGTCACCTTCGACAATGGTTATTTGTTTCCAGTCACTCCCTACCTTTTGGGTAGGGAGGGTATCAGACTGACTCTTGAGGGAAATGCCACAGATTATTTCCCGACAATGACAGGTGCTGTTCCTTCCCCAGCACCTTTTCAAATTGCTACGTTGACAATTGCGTTGCTTAAGTCGCAGCCGCAATCAGATCAAGTCAAAGGCCAATTTGAGAATAATACGCTTTTGGGACAAATTACAATAACCCCAGATGTTTCTGCTATTGCCAACGCTTTTGTCAACGGCCAAGGTGTTTTGGGTAAATATGTTCTTTTGAACTGTGTCCTTGAAAGTGTAAATGCAATGTCATTTGCTGGAGAGGAGCCTACCTACGTTGTGACGATTAAAGGTTACTACGAGGTGAATGCGTTTATGTTCAATACGTAACAATCAAAAGGTAGCAGGTAGCAAATGGCTAGCATCACTATCAACAAAAAACTAAATTTGGTTCTTCCGCTGGAGGTCGATGGCAACAAGATGTGGGTTCATTCTACACCCATATCGAGAGAGGTTTTTGAAGCAAATTATATGCTCTTTGTCAGGACTTTGTCCAACCTCTATTTTAATGGGGTTGGTCCAGGCATGGCTCCACGTGTTGCTGCTCTTGCATTGAAAGATATGGCAAAAGAAATTGATGATAAAACTGACATTACTATTCCTGTTATTCAAGAAATATATCGTCTCACGTACGTATTGATGGTAGATCCTGCGACTAATAAATGGACTTCAAAATCTTTTATTGAAGTAAAAATGAAAAATCTTCTTGATGATGATGTTATTAGAGAGGTTGAAAATGCTCTTGTTTATTTTATTGTAGCCTCGGCAATTCATCTAAGGAGCGAACTGCCGTCGATAATGGTAGGTTTAAATGCAATTTGGGATGCGGAAACTTCATCATTGAGCGCTATGGATTACGCCAATTCGTTGACGACATCGAGTCCAGACGAGAATATTGGAAAGAACCCACAACCGACCCAGAATGTTTCGGTTCAGAAAGTATCGTCAATTCCATCCTAAATTGGATAATAGGCGAAGGCTTTCGTGATTTTATGTGGCAATATAATTCTGACTATAAAACAGTTCATGACTATAGACGGAGATAGTCTTGGCAGCTAAGGGCAAATCAGAAGTAGATCTAAATATCAAATCTAATATTGATACTGTGCTTGCCAAGCTAGCGCAGCTTGAAGCTTCTTTGGAAAGAATTGACAGAAAAAATAAGTCAAGTAAACCTATTTATGAGCCAAAATATGGCCCACATGTACCAACATCTATTAGAAATCCAGAAACTGGTAGATTTCAAAGAAATCCGGAATATCAACCTTCTTGGGCAGCATATCGAAAACAATTTAGAGATCCTGATGTAAGAGTTGATACTCGGACTTCTTATCAGAAAGCTGAAGAATTTTATGCTGCGAAAAGGAGAGAACAACCCAGACGCGGATCTGCATGGGAGAAATTTGAGAAAGCTCAATGGCAACCTCCCGGTGCAGTTGATAAAGCCAAATCTGGTGGCATAACAACTCCTGGATCTCCAGCTTATAATGCTTTCAATTATCGAGTTAAAAAGGAACAATATGATTTCTATCATCGAGAAAACATAACAGCCAGGGTTGCTGGTGGCGCAGCAAAGGGCTTATATTCATTTGCAACTGGAGGAGGTTTAAGTGGATTAGTATCACCTATCGTTAGAGAATTACAAGGCAGAAGTGGAAGTGGCGGAGGTGGTTTTCTAGGTAATGCTATCACAAGTGCCGCTTTAATGAGAGGTGGCGGTAGACGTGGCGGAGGCGGAGGTGGTGCAGCCGCTGCTGAGGAAGGCGCTGAAGGCGCTAGCGCAGCTGAAGGAGTAGCTGGCAACGCACTAGGTGCTGGTCTTTGGGCAGCAATGCCTTTACCAGTTAAAATTGTCAGTGTAGCAGCAACTGCTGTTGGAGCAACAGCTTTTGCACTGGACAAAATGTCTCGCGATGTTACTGGCAGAGCCAGAACAGCAGGAGGTGTTGGCGCATCTCTAGGAGGATTTGAAGCATTCGATAAAACTGCTCAAAGGCTTGTTGATCCTAAAAACTTTATGGGTATGATGGCTGAGGCTAAATTTGACCTTACATCAGACTCATATAGAGCGATGTTGAGTTTAGGTATTGATCCTAAAAAGTATAAAACTACTGATGAAATGGCTATTGCCGCGCTTCCAAAAGTTCAAAACTTTTTACAAGGATTCAAAGGTAAAGAAGGAACCATGCTTCCTATGGCACAGGCTTTTGGCCTAGGCGGTATGGGAAGCGAGGATATGATTAGATTATTTGGCGGTGAACCAGCAGATATGAAGAAATTAATGGGTACCGCTGCTGAACAAAAAGACACATTAGATTTAACTAAAGATCAAATTACAGCTTATCAAGATCTTGTTACCAACATTGACTTAGCTTCTACTGCTTTAAAGACATGGGCTGAACGCATGGCTTCTGGGGCGCTCCCAGGATACGATACAATCCAAGAAATGTTGAAACGTCAAGAAGGTTTGATTACAGTAGATACAACACAACCAAAAACACAACCCAATTTTGGTGGCGGAGGTCCGCTTATTCAAACTAGGCCTGGTGATAAACCGTTTAGTTTTCCTGTGCCAGATTGGATGAAACCATCCGATATTACTCCTGATATGCAAGTTCCAGAATATACTGGTCCTGGTGCTACACTCCATTCTCCACATAACAATCCTCCGCTTGAGAGTGAAATTCAAGGTAGCGGTGCTGTAGATGAAGGAGGTGGCAAAGTTCTTGGTGGAGTTACTAGAGTTAGTATATTTAGTCCAAAAATTGCAAAATTGAATAAAGATGTTATTGATACAACTAAGAGTTTGGCAGAATTTAATGAACAACTTCTTAGAGGCTCACGCATTATGGTGGGAGGCTCTGGTCAATATTTAGCTTCTAATTTTGGACAAGGTGCGGCTCCTGGAGGCGGTGGCGGTGGAGGTGGCGGACTAGAGAGTGGCGCTGCTCCACGTTATTCTTCCGGTGGAATTGGCGATACAGCAATGCCAAGAACTCTTGGCGAAGGTACTATTGGCAAGGGTAGCGGCATTTCCAGTAGTGGTCTTGATGGTGGAAAATATACAGGAGGAACTGAATCAAACACAATAAATACCAATGCACCAGAAATATCTCAACTTCCTGGTGATAAAATATGGGGTGATTACGGTACGCGCGCAAATAATCCTGGTAATTTGAACTATGCTAGTTGGGAAGGTGCAGCCAGCAAATATAGCTATCGCGATCCACAAACTGGTGGAATGCACACCATGGGTGTGTTTAAGACTATGCCAGAAGGTGTGGCAGCAGCATATAAATTGTTGATTCGTAATCAAGCCAAAAATGGTAAAACACTTCAAGGAGCACTTAAAGGATGGGCTGAAAATGGATATATTGGTCCATTAGCAAAAAGTTTAGGAGTTGATCCTAACGATACATATGATCTTTCTACAGCTGATCCAGAAAAAGTTGCTAGTATGTTGGAGCAACAATTTAAACGTGAGGGTAGAAAAGGCTCACATACTGCAACTCACGAACAAATTCTAGCTGGAATTAATCTTGGTCGAGGAAAAGGTACAGGCGAAGTTGGTAGTACCGGTACTGGTGATGGAAAAGCTACTGGTGGCGCTCCAGAGGCGAATTTTGGTGTTAAAGATAGTGACGATGTTTTAGATCATTTAAAATCTGCTCGTGATAAGGGGTTGATAACTAATGAACAATGTGTTTCATTAGCTACAGCTTCTGTTGGAATCAAACTAGGTAGCGGCCAAAAAGGTGCTTGGACAAGTACTTGGCGTAAAGGAGAATCAGCAGCAGAAGGTGGCTTAGTTAAAGGAACTCCCATAGCTACTTTTGCTGGTTTGCACGGAGAGCAAAATCAAAATATTTATGCAGGTGGTACCGGTGGTAGACCCAAAGTTGGTCTTGATCATGCTGCTGTATTTGAAAGTTATATTAAAGATAGAAATGGAAAAATTATTGGTATGAATGTCGCTGATCAATGGGCAGGAAGCAAGGGAGTACACAATCAGCATCCGTATTATTTTGGAGGAGGATATGGTGAACATGATGCAGGAAACTATTCTGCAATTGATGTAGCAGGTGGTGGACATCTTGGTGGTGAAAATAACCCGTTGACTCAACGTGATGCAGCTAGAGAGAGTTCAACAAGATCTGCATCAAAATTACCTCCACATATTGGAGATTTAAGCCAATATCATACTAATCAATCTGTTAAATTAAACATTAATAATCCAGCAGGTGCTGATGTAGCTACTCAAACAGCTATGCTTGGTTCTGCTCAAGGAAGTTTTGGTTAATGCGTTTCTATGCCATTACTGTTTCTGGAGGAATTGGTTACACTAATTTAGCACAAATACCAGGTCTTGCTGGCGCTACGTCTATGACTTTAGCTACAATAGCAGGGCAAACTGTTCCAGTAGATATTGCACCTATATTTGGCGCGGCTATACCTGGATCTCAATGGTGTAGCGTTGTTGATGCAGAAAATGATCCAGGAGCATTAGATGTTGAATTAGATATTCAAATTGCTCCTGGTAGCCAAGTTATGAGCGGATCGCTTAAAATTTATGGAGTTGCACAGAATTTACTTTCACAATCAACTTATTTTACAGGTTGTCAAGTAGCTATATATGGTGGATTTACAGATGGATTACCTCTAGCAAATATGCAGTTGACACATCAAGGATTGCTTTGTAATGCTTTAATTTATCCAGCTGTAGGAGATTGGACAGGCACTGAGCTAAGTCTTACGTTCTTTTTAAAACCTAATCAAGGTAATGCTGGAGGTCCTACCAAACCTGTAAATATTATTCATAATATGCCAAAAGGCACTCCATTAAGTCAAGCGATTTATCAAGCTTTGAATACTGCATTTCCTGGTGTTCCAGTTGATGCAGCTATTAGTCCAAATCTAATTCTTAATTATGATGATAAAGGATTTTATCAAAGTCTTGAACAATATATGGATTACGTTAAAACACTTTCTCATAGTATTCTTGGAACACCATATACGTCCGGTTATCAAGGTGTTAGAGCTGATTCTTCAAAAGGTGCAATTAATCTTTTTGATGGAACAAGACCTAGTTCTCTAATATACATAAATTTTGAAGATTTAATAGGACAACCTTGTTGGATTGATGCAAATAAAATCCAATTTAAAGTTGCTCTAAGATCTGATATTGCTCCAAATATGCAAGTTGTATTGCCATCGAATGTTCTAACTACTTCGTCAGCACGTGGTGGATTAGGATTAGTATTGAATACGTTTGCACATGGTAATCTTTTACTTTTCCAAGGAACATTCGCTGTTCAAAGCGTTAGGCACATGGGGCGCTTCAGAAGCCCAGCTGCAGATCAAAATTGGATAACCGTTATTGAAGCTACTGCTGATCCTACTCAAGGAGGAAACCCTATTGCGGCAGTGGCTAATGCATCTGGACAACATCTATTTGTTCCATTAACCTCATCAGAAGCTGGTGATTAATGCGTAGTTTTTATGAACTTTTATATCAGATAACTCCTATATTTTTGAATAATGGTATTGCTTCAAATATTAATGGCAGTATACTTCCAATAATGGCTTTACTTAATCCAAGTGCCTATAACATTTTATTTTCTGGTGGTAGCGGCACTTTTAATATGGATAGTTATTTTGGTATATTTCAACCTGCATCTGGCGGCTCTTTAGTGGCGCAACAGATTGCTGAGTATCCTTTTGCTAATTTGAATGTTGCTGCGAATGCCATTGTAAGAAGTCCTCTTGAAGTTTCTTTGATTATGGTAACTCCTATGAAGACGCAGTATGCGTGGGCGGTTAAAAACGCTACGATGACTGCTCTTAAGTCAGCATTAGATACTCATAATAATATGGGTGGAACTTATACTGTATTTACACCAGCATATACATATTATAATATGGTTATGTTAAATTTAGTTGATATGTCAAATCCTCAAATTGTTACTCCGCAGAATACTTGGAAATGGGATTTTAGAAAACCTCTTATTTCTCAACAAGATTTGGTTTTTGCTGAAAATAATTTGTATGCTAAAATCACAGGCGGTGTTCAAACTTCAGCAGAATGGACTTCTGCATTGACTGCATTGGGATTACCAGCATCTACTCTTAATCAAGCCGCAGGTGCTGGTGGAACTGCTCCTTTGGCGCCACCAGTCAATATTGGCGGCACAAACCCAACTATTCTTTTATGACTAATTATTTTCAATTTTTACCATCTAATCGTAAGGCACAATCATTTATGCCTACGTTTGATGGAACATTGTATAATGTTACAGTAGTTTGGAACATATCAGCACAACGCTATTATATCAATTGCAAAGATATAAGTGGAAATTTAATTTTTATGGTTCCATTAATTGAAAATATGGATCCTTTTCCGATTTTGGATATGTCTTATGATCTTCAAAATCATAGAGTGTTAGCAGAAATTGGATCTCAATATACTTTTAAAGCTGGAAGAGTATTGTATGCAAGTGTCATAAACTGTGTTCCAACAGAATACAACGGTACTGGATTTATTTATATATTGAGTAAAAATCAAATTGTATATCCATTGCCTGTAGATCCTGGACCTAATACTGTTTTAGGAGTTGTTGAATATTATATGAGCATAACTAAGGGATATTTTCAATCTACTATGATATTTAGAAATGGCTATTTCGAGGTGAATCCTTGACTTCGAGCGGCCAAAAATATTCTCTTGCTGTTCAACAGCATAATTTTACTACTACCAAAGCGGCTGACAATTTTCAAAATCAAGCTAAGAAATTACCATGTCATGTAAAGACAGTAAATAATGATGATACTGTTACAGTAACATTTGATATTGTTGATACTACATTTACTTTACCTGATGCTACTTATCCTCAAGCATATTCTAAATGGAGTCGTGAACCGACACAAGCAGGTGATAAAGGATATATCGTACCAAATGATGTAAATTTAGGAGGTGAGAGCGGTTTAGGTGGTAATACAGCTAATTTATTTCAAAGAGGAAATTTAGCAACTGGTGTATTTCATCCTATTAGTAATACTAATTTTCCAAAAAGAGATAAGGATCAATTTGTACAAACTGGAGGACCAAAAGGTCACAAAGTACAAACTCAAGATGGAACAACATTTCATCTTTTAGATGAATTTAATAATATTGTTCATAATGCCGCACAGGGTATGGTTCATCTTTCTGGTAATATTTTTCAAAACGTACTTTCCGGTATTCCAATTCCAGCTGGACTTAAAGGTATTGTTCAGCTTGCTGGAAATGTTTTACAAGGTGGCGGACTTCCAATTCCTGCTGGTCTTAATGGTATTCTTCACATTGCTGAAAAAGGCATTTTGCATATTGCTGATAATGCATTGGGTAGTATTATTCCAGCCAATTTACAAGGTATCATGCATCTTGCCACAAATGCTATTAGTCATACATCAGTAAATGGCATAGCTACTATTTCATCATTAACTAATGCTGTTAATTTGGTTAGTAAACAAACACTCAATATAGGAGGGCCTTCAGCTAGTTATGTTTCTGCATATGATCTTACAAAACCTCCGGTTCCAAATACTCCAACAAATGTTAATGTTATTGGTAGTATAAATGCAAGTATCAATATTAGTGCCGGTGGCAGTATTAATGCTGGTGGAGGATTTGGAGGTACACCAGGAGGTGGTACTTTCTTACCAGGATCTTTGGGAGAAATAATATTTAGTAATATTACTGCTGGTTTGACTGCAACATCTGCTACTGCATTGAATGTTACGACTATCACATTAACACCTGGAATTTGGGATGTTCATGGTGAAGTCTGGTTTAATACGTCAGCTGCTGCATCAGCAATTGTTGCTGCAATTAATACAGTTAGTGTATCATTTCCAGGAGCAAGTTCACTTGCAACAGCACGATCTGAATTAATTGCTGCTATTACTGCTGGTATTAATACTTTACCATTACGGACATGCCGAGTTAATGTGACAGTTAATACAGTTTATTATTTAGTTGCTCAATGTAATTTTTCATCTGGAACTTGCACTGTTACTGGTAATATTTGGGCGAAGAGATCATAATGAGAACATATGGGCGCATCATACCTGATCCTCTATACCCAGATGTTAAGAAATGGGTACAGGTAGATACTGATGTTAACGGCTTTAACGATATGGTTTGGTTGACAACATTAATTCAAGTTATAAAATTAAATTTAGGTGAAAGTCCTTTTTATTCTAATTATGGAGTTCCAGCACATTCTTCTATAATTGCCCAACTTGCTCCAGATTATTATATGAATTATATTCAACAAAATTTCTCTGGTTATTTTATGTTCTTATCTATAACTTCTGCGCCAGGAACAACTGATGATAGTGGTATACCATCGCCTGGATATAGTGTCACTGTTATAACTCAATATGGTGCTTATTTGTCTACAGTGGTTCCTTACTAATGACTACTCTCCCTATCATAATGGGTCCTGAAGGACCCATACCTACACCACCTGCTACGTTGCGCCAACAGTTGATTGATTTGGTTACATCTACAAATCCTGGATATACTGCTACTCTTCCAGCATCTTTGATTGAGGATATATCCTCGACAGACGTTGGTGGAATTATTATTTCAAATCAATTTATGATAGATTTGATTAATTCTATTTCTCCATATGCTGCAAATTCTTTTATATTGAATCAATTAGGTGTTGATGTATATGGTATTCAACCGACAGCAGCAACTAATACTTCTGTTGATGTTGTATTTTTGGGAACTCCAGGATTTATTATTATTCCTGGATTTACTGTTACAGATGCAAATTATCAATACGTTAGCACAGAAGGTGGAGTTGTAGGATCTAATGGACAATCACTTCCTATTCATTGTGTTGCAACACAGCCTGGAACTTGGGCTGTTCCATCTGGAAGTGTAAATCAACTTGTTACATCTGTTCCGTCAAATATTCAATTAACTTGTGTTAATCCAGTAGATGGAATTCCATCTACTTCAACCGAGTCTGAAACTTCTTTCTGCACTAGAACCTTAACTGCTGGTCTTGCCTCTTCAACAGGTATGGATCGTTATCTTAAAACATTACTTTGGAATATTCCTGGAGTACAGCAACGACTGGTATCTGTTCGTCAAGACACAACAAATAGCAAATATATCATTATTGTTGGAGGAGGTGACCCTTATCAAGTTGCTTGGGCAATTTACTATGCATTATTTGATCTTTCTGCTTTAGAAGCGCCAATGATTCCTATTGCGTGGGTAAGTAATACTAATCCAGTTATGATTACTACTGCAACAAATCACAATCTTTCTGACGGTATGTTAGAAACTATTAATGGTGTACATGGTACTACTATATTAAATGGTAATCAATACTACGTTAATATTACTGGTCCTAATACTTTCAATTTATATACTGGATTTACTCCTGGTACTATAGTGCCTCCTGTACCTCCAGTATTTTCTGGTCCTGTAGATGGAACAAATACAGCCGTTTATCTTCCATACACACATGGTGGAACCGTTTCTCCTAATCCCATTCTTCAAGAAATATTTTTGAATAGTTATCCTGATACATATCTTGTTCCATTTATTTTACCAGCACAACAATATGTGAATATTGTTTGCACATGGAATACTGATAATCCAAATTATGTGTCTCCTCAAGCTGTGGCGCAAGCTGCTGGCCCTGTATTAGTTGAATATATTAATAGTCTTTATGTGGGTGTATCTCCTATTAACATATACGATATGACTACTTTATTTGTTAATTCTGTTGCTAATATCCTTCCATCTG